TGGCAATTTCTATGTTTGTTCCTACTGGGACACGGTTGTCTTCAGTCCAATTGCTTATCAAAACAGCACAGCGCCTATTTTTGGTGTTCGATTGTTTAATCAAGGCCGTGGTCTTATTAACAATAACTGCTGGTCTAATACTGATACCAACGTATATGGTGTGGACAGTCGTGACATTTGGGTATTCAATGGTTCAGATTTTGCTCCGCTAGGCAACCAAAAAGTCAGGGATTACTTCTTCCGCAACTTGTCTACAACGTATTCTGATCGTATCTTTATGATCAACAATACGCAAAAGAACCAGATTGAGATCTATTACCCCGACTTAACTTCTTCTGGCTGGTGCAACAAGATGCTGTCATACCGTTATGATTTGCAGATTTGGAATGCACCCAAAGACATTGCCAATGCTTGTATGGGGGCAGAAGCTCCTGTATATACGGGTGGCGTATTCAAGTTTGCCTCTCGTACAGTAACCTATGCTCCTAGTGGCGCTTCTAGTAAGCTAATTCAAACCAATATTGGCAACTCGTTTATCAACAGCGCACCGATCCCTGCATTGTTTGAACGCAATAACATGGTTTTACAAGGCAATCAAGGGCCTGTTCCTTACTCGTCCAAAGTCTATATCCACCGTGTTTTGCCTGAGATTGCAGGTACAGGTGTAATTAATATTACCCTTGGGGGCGCTAACTCTACTGCCCAGCCAGCTACTTACGGTCAGACGGGATATGTAAACATAGTTACAGATAATCCTTGGGTAACCACCCAGCAAAACAATGTGCGTACAGTGTCCGTCAAGGTAGAATCCAATGACGCTACAGACGCATGGAATCTGACTGCACTTAACTGGCAAGCCACTGTTGTTGAGGATGCGTTCTAATGCCATTCCTTCTTGACGGCAACCCCACAAACGCAGAAGTTTCTGATGCGGTTAACTATTTGCTTAGTAACTTTGATACAACCTTTTCGGCAGATTCTGTAACAGGTCAAATTAAAGGTCCTACGGGCGTTATTGTTGGGTATTTATACAAATACATTGCTGTCAAATATGCTGATAGTCAAGATGGCGCTTTAAACTTTAATAATTTGCCCACCAATCGTTTGTATTACGGTCTTCGTAACTCCAATGATTCGGCTGAATCTTCCAATCCGGTAGATTATGTTTGGTTTAAAGTAACTGGTGGTTTCAGCACATCCAAATATCTTTGGTATATCTGTACTGGTGGAAGGCAAATTCAATTTCGAGTAGCCACTTCTGCTCCAGATGCGGGTTGGTTGCAAGTTGATGCTGGGTCAATTGATCTTGATGTGGTCACATCATCCACCACACCCATTATTTTGGAAAGCTTTGCCTCTTACTTTACTCCTGCGGTAATGCTTGTTCCTCGTACTGGTAGCCCATTGGCTCCTGTGTTTACAAGTGTTTCTCCTATTTTGTATGCTACCGACAAGGGTACTGTTGTTCCTTATAGCGGAGCAACTACAGATTCGGGCGTGAGTTTTATTAATAGCACATGGCGCATTGGCAACTCTTCAACAACAGGTTTTGGAGATATTTCCTACAACGGCATTACGATTGGCAACCCAACAGATGGTGGTGATTACGCTATCTGGCCTAATCCTACGGCAATGTCAACCAGCCCTGCCTACATAACTGTTCCTGTGCGGTACAAGAACAGCACGGGCGTAGTGACTCAAGCTGCTGTTGCCGTTTGTCAATTGGTGTTTGCAGATCCTGGCGCTCAAGGCCCTGCAGGACCTACAGTTGATATTTCAGGCTTTACAGCATTTAGTCAAAACGCTGGTGGTTTATTTACCCCTGCAAACGCAACTTTGTCAGCAGTCACCACCAACGTGACCAGCCCTACATATTCTTGGGCAATCAGTGGTGCAACTCCTACATCGTCTACAGCATCTTCTGTTGTTGTAACACCTTTGAGTGCTTCAACTACTGTTACTGTCACTTTGACTGTTAATGGGTCTAATCTGACTTCTGCAATCAGCAGAACCATTAATATGCCTGTGGTGTATGACGGTGCTGCGGGTACTGCAGGTTCTAACGGTCAGATGTCGGCATTTCCAACCATTTTTATTTGGACCGGATCGTCTACGCCTCCTACAAGGCCATCGACCACCTCAACCTTTACTTGGTCCTCAGGGTCTTACGCAGCGCCTTCTGGGTGGTCTACAAGCGCTCCTAGCAATACAACTGCTGGCAATTACTTGTGGTCTATTACGATTCCTTTGAATACGGTAGCCACAACGACCACTTCCACATTGGATTGGACCAATACTGCCTATCCAATTCGTGCTGTTGGTTACAACGGTGCTAACGGGACTAACGGGACAAATGGAACAACCGGATCTTCTGGGTCTGCCACATTTTTAGTTACCCGTACAGCCAACGACAGTAGCCCACCAACCAATGCTGAAGTTACTACAGCCATTGGTAGGAATCCAGTTGCTGGCGACATCGTTACTGTTAGCTACAACAACTATAACAATGCTGTTGTTTATCGATATGTAACTTCTTGGATACTTCAAACCACCTACATCACGGGCAGTTTGATTGTCCAAAACACCATTACTGCTGACAAATTAAGCGTCACAACATTAAAATCAATAAAAGCATTTACTGGGACATTAATTGTTACAGATGATTCTGGTGGCACTACTGGGTCTGGGTATATTCAAGCGGGTACTGCTTACCAAACTGGCACTTCAATGGGTGGCAGTGGCGGCATCTTGTATGGAAATGGTGTTTTTGCTTTAGGTAATTCAACTACAAACGTGTCATTTGATGGGTCGCAAATGACTTTAAATGGCAATGTGGTTGCTACTGGAAATGTGCTTGGTAGTGCAATTACCAATACTCAATCTTTTTCAGCTAATTCATATCCAACATATGTTATTAAAAATAACTATGCAGCTGGTGGAGTTTATCAAGGCGCTTGGAATGCTGCGACAAACAGTCCTTATTTAAGTTCAGGTTCTGGAACTACTGATGATTGGTATTATTGCAACGTAGCTGGTAACACATCTTTAGATGGTATTAGTACATGGTATCCAAGTGATATTGTATATTTTGATGGTTCAGTATGGACTAAAGCTTGGCAAGTAGTTGCAACACTTTCTACAATGACTTTTACTGAAGCGCCTCAAAACGTATTAATTAATGCTGCTGTTAACCTTCTTGGAAACTTTGGACAAACAAGTAGAATTCAAGCTGTTGAAATTTATTCGGGTAAAGTCTCATATGGTAATGGTATATACCACACCAGTTCAACTGTTTTGCCATTAATGTTTAATTTTACAGATATTGGATCTGGACCTCGTGTTTTTCAATTACAAGTTAATCAACAATCTGGTGGTGGTACTTATCAACTTGGTAATGTAACTTTATCTGCCGTAGGATTTAAGCGATGAACGTCAACTACGTCCAATATGACACTCAAACAGGCCAGATTTTTGGTACTGGTAATGCTGACCAACTGTCAGTTGAAGGCGTTTCTGGGTATCTAATTGTTGAACAACAGGTTGACAATACCAAATTTAAAGTTGAAAACAACCAATTAGTAGCTTTATCTGCCAAGCCTGGGTTTTACTATTACTATAATTACACAACCAATCAATGGGTTTATGACGAGACATCCAATGCAAGTGCTGTTATCGCCCAAAGAGATCAATTGTTGTATGCTTCTGATTGGACGCAAATACCCAATAACCCGTTAACCCCTGCCTTGCAAGAACAATGGGCAGTTTATCGACAAGCTTTGCGTGATGTTCCTAGTCAGCAAGGATACCCTACAACCGTTAACTGGCCTACAGCGCCTCAAGGATAAATCATGGGAATGCAATCAGCCTCAATGCAATCACCGTACTCTTCTGCCCAACAAGGTAAAGGACAAGGCTTACCTAACCCCCAAGCCCAGATGTCGCCTAACCAACCTCCTATGGATCCACGAGAAGAAATGATTCGTAGATTCCCGCAAGCTGCTACTGGTGGTGGGTTTAATGTTGAGCCTGTTTCTCAAGACATGCAAAATCAGTTCCCTGCTTCTGCTTCTGGTGGTCAAATGATTGGCGCTCAAGGAACACCTCAAGATGCTATGGGGCAAATGCCTCAAGGCAAAGGCCAAGGCGCTCAAGGTGCTATCACTTTCCCTGGTCAAGGTGGGCAACCAATGATGGGCCAACCTAATGCTTACCCAAATACTATCAATCCAAGCGATAATACGGGCATGGCCCAGAAGCAACCAATGAGTTCTGGTAAAGGCGGTGGATCCGCAAAAGGAGCAAGATAATGGGAATGGGTAAAGGATCGGGTACTACTACTACCCAAATAAGCCCTGAACAACAGGAATTATTAAAAGCACAAACAGGTTTTCTTACTGGCACAGCATTCCCAGCTTATGGGCAAACCATTGGCGGGGCTAAAGATGTTCTGAGCCAAGTTATGCCAGCCGCTACCAATGCGGCTAATACTGCTTCCAATGTTGCCGCTCAAACGGGTGGCCTACAACAAGCTGCAGGTAGTGCGGGTCTTTTGGGTGGCATGGCTGGTTTGGCTTCATTGTTTAGCCCTGACTATGAAAAAGGTCAGGTTAATGCTGCTTTACAAGCTGGGCGCGAATCTGCCCGTGAATCTCAGGCTGGTCAGAATGCTATGTATGGCGGTGCTGGTGGCCTTGGTAGCTCTCGTATGGCCTTGGCTGATGCCAACTTGTCATCGTTGAATGCTCAACGTCAAGCCACTGCCGCTGCTGGCGCTCAAGCCCAAGTTCAAGCCAACAAAGCTGCTGCCGCCAATCAATTGATGAGTGCTGGTCAGACGGGTTTAAATGCCGCCAACCAAGCTGCTGCGGCTCGTATTGGCTATGCTGGTACGCCACAAGATGTATACAGTAAATATGCTTCGGTTATTTACGGTACGCCTCAAAGCTCGACTACTCCCAACTTTGCTGGCACTCAAGGTCAAAAGACTTCCAGCAAGGGATTTGGCATCTAAGGAATCACAATGGCAGATACTCCTTTTGGTCTTACGTTTGGCAACCCTAGCAAATACATAGGGTCTAGCGGTGTTGGTCAAGCTGTTAAAACTGGGCTAACTGCTTATGGAATGCAAAAATCTGGGTTAACTAATTTTTTAAATAACTTAAACAAAAAGCCATCGCCTGATGGAAGTGTTCCTCCTATGGGTGGTGCATCTGG